CTACGTAGTAACATGTGTGTAATCACGCATGGGATGTTAGATTAGAACAGTTAACAGGACTACGAGACACAGCAAAGTGCCCTACCGTCTACAAATCTAAGTTGTACACGGTTGGGCCCCATCTGTGTTGGAGCACCAGTCTCGGCCACTGCTAGTGTTACGCTCAGAGGGCCTGGTCATAGCGACCAGTTTAATTCTCGGCGCTACCGAGACACTCTCCTAGTGAGCGCACTAGCAGTCTTTTATCCCGCATTTAGAGAGGGAGTCGAGACAGATCCTAGCAAAGTCACACCATAGCCGTGTTACATTTAAAGACCGTAACACAAGTCACCATGACCGGGAATGCCTGACGACATCATGGTGGTAAAAGTTTAACGACTTTCCCTTGGTCGAAGGACAGTTACTTGGGCCCAAAGCTAATGGTAGCCAAGTAACATTGTTGCGGTTTGAGTCAACCTGGGGGCAATAAGATTACCAACGAACCGAAGACCACGCTGGAATAATGAGCGACCAACCTCACTGGAACTAACAGTGCCAAAGAAATCACGCACCTTACTGAGACCAGGAAGGTCAGACTCAGATTTGGTGGCGCCAGGGGCACTAATACCAGGGGTAGGTTGCACTTCATAGTAAGCTACTATTTCATAACGGAACGCCGTCTGCGATGTTGCTCCAGATATAAATACACCCATGACTCCTTGAGCAGTGGATAACTGGGAATCAGTCTGAGTGAATCTATAATCTGTGGCATCGGTAGCCATCCAAGTCGTGCCGTACCAGCCATCAGCGACAAGATACTCTTTCGCATTAGGTAGAGAAGCGACACTATCAAATGTCTTACCGGGAAACGCGCCTTGTCCATATTGGTTGTAGGAGTAGGGACATACAAGACCAGCTCGATCAACAAGCTTGCCAATGTATTTAACTCTAACACCAAAAGCGACAATACGGGTGGGTCGGATTGCTGGTGCAGTGGGAAAAGGATAATCTACATTATAAATATAATTGGTATTTGCAGCACCAACAGCAGGGATAGTAGTAGGAACGTAGTCTTTTGTTGTGACCTGTCCGAGAATGCCATCATTTGTGATACATGCTGGGGACAGCAAAATACAGCCAAAGCCACCTGTGCCAATTGTGAGAGTACCCACAACCTTAGAGGAAAACTTGAAAGAGGGTCGTATTTGGTCATCTGGATAGCAAACAGTACGTCCAGTGTTTGCATAACCAAAAGGATCAGCAGCAGCCTCCAAGAAGTCAAGGGTGCAGGGCAGGATTCGATTGGCCGGGGGGACAGGTCCAACGAAGGAACGATTTTGGTTCGGGTTTTGGCGACCTTTGGGCTGACGACGTCGTCGTTTAGGTCGGGGTTGATTCGCGACAACAATGGTACCTGCGAGGGGGTCTCGCTTTTTCTGGTTTCGGGGTTGTCTTTTAGTTGCATTCATCGATAATACGTTATAACACTTATTAGGGTTCTAATAATTCAACTCCGTCCCCCAAACGGGACGGCGTATTATCGGCATCATAGTGTTCTATTTCTTCTCTTTCCACGTGCCAGCAAGGACACGTTTCTGTTTCCAGGCCTCAAACTCTTCAGGGGTCATTTTCTTCTTGTCTTTAGAGCGGGACCTATTGGGCGGAGGAGCATCACGAGGTGGCTCAATAATATCATCTCGCATAACTACAGGACCGGGAGGTTTGGCCGGGGTAGACTCCTGTAATTGTATAGGGGACAGCAATTCTTCTAAGGATTTGGTTTGTAACAACCATCGGTAAAATCTATCAACCTCAGCATGTGGCATAACTGAATAGACATAATCCATCATCCAGTCTGCTTCTAGATTGTCATACTGCGCCTCGGCTTCAAAAGTGGCTAGCCAAGGGGTGACAGGGGCGAGGCGAGGATCTTGTTGGAACTCACTATTTAAAAGTTTACGGGCATGTGAAACAAAAGCGCCGATAATAGGAGTGTTTCGATCAGTAAGCCAGAAAGAACGACATTTTTCTAACATTTTCATGACAGGGGTAATATTAGGTGGGAGATTAACGGTAACATGGAACTTGGAAAGTTGCCGCGGAAGATCACAACAGGTGTTAGTGTCACCCTCCCAAACATGGGGAGAATAAACACGTGACAAAAACATAACACCCAGTTGACCACGATAAACTTTCTCAATATCTATAGTTTGACCAACAGCCTTAGCGGCCCTCTCATAATTGTCAATACAACAATTAGGGGTCAAACCATCATCACCACCATAAATACCTAGGGAAAACCATGCTTCTGTAGGAGAGAGACCAGAAGTAGTCTTAGAGTCCAACCGAAATTGAAAATACGCTATAAACGCATTGTCAACGGAATTGAACCCACTAGTCTCAGGGGAACCAGACGCACGGGTATAGTCTGTATCATATTCCACACCTTTCGTTGTGAAACCTCGCAACTTATACTGAGATTTCTGGAGGTCAATCAGCTGATCATGATATTGGGTCCTGAACGTGCGCATTAAGCAACGACGTTCGAACTCGCGAAGAAGGTTAGACACATGGCCATCCCACTTCGAGAAATCGGTCTTAACAACATCGTGTGCTCCGGAACAAATATGGACCACACGTTCAGCGATTTCCTTCGGTGTACGACCGAATGCATACCATTCATGATGTTTGAGAACCTCACCAACAAAGGCATAGAAATAGTTAGAGTAGTTGGCTTTATCCAAACCATTTATAGTAGATATGACGCGGGGGGCCTTGACATTAGGATAAGCTTCTTTCTTGAGAAAAGACTTGACCAAACGATCAGGCTCAAGAGGAAGGGTCTCCAATATTCGACGCTGTGAAGGACGGGCCTGTTGCTCAAATAAATAATCATTATCATATGGGTCTATGGAATGTGGTTCAGGAATTAAAAACGCCAAAAATTCATCCATGCACTGGGACATAAATGGTGTCATGGTGAACTCAGGGGCTTTAACAGCATTGATTCGCATATCCACAGCCACACGTTCTGATGTTTCTGAGGCCACAGGGGTAAAACAGTCATCTAAAAAGGGAGACATATATGGTTTCATCAAGGGTTTATCACTGGGGTCATAATTCTTAGGGTCAAAATGGTAAGAACGGACCGAATCTTGGACAGGGCAAACAACGTCCGGCTTAATGGCAACCTTTTGACGATGGTAATCAAGGAGCGCAGCAGCAGCTTCTTTATCACCATCTGTCATGGACAAGGCTTGGGCCATAGTTATTTCATACTTAGACGTTAATGCAACAGTGTGGATAGTATCATCCATAGTTCTAGGAATAACAGCGCTAGCATAATTCATAACGGTACCGGTAGAGGTCTGAAGGCCAATATCAGGGGCATTGATCTCCAAACGCAAAAACCGACCATGGGCAACTTTCAACCGAGACAACGCATTACCACCCAAGAGGTACCAAGCAAAAGGGGCAACAAACCACGACCACTTAGCTATTGGGGCAAGAAACACAACCTGATGATCAGGAGCGACTTGCTTCAAATCAACGGCAAAAGTGGCAACGGAAAAGGGAACGCCTAAAATGGTACGACATACTTTGATATTATCTACGCCATAATTCCACACAGGGTGGTGATAATAACCACCACCAGACACACGGTAGTGGACGTAGTTGTTTTCATCAAAAGTAAACGAATACTCAGGGGCGGTACGTGATACACGCGATGGCTGAAAGGTATACAGGCACGTTGGGGAGAAAGTGTCACAAAGGAAACGGTCCATATCAAGGTATTGATCAACATCTACCATTGAGAAAAGGACGGGTTCCTCAGGTATAGCAAAAGATTCATGGGACGAATTTAAATCTTTGGTCCAAAACGGGACTCTAGAGCCGAGGCGACCATGTCGCTCATCAGCCCTAGATCGCTGAACATAATAGACCGTATGACCAATAAGAGGTCCGAGGGAATCAATAAAGGTGCTAACAGCTGAACGCTTTGCGGCACAATCTCCGTGGGTATGATTCTTAGCACGTTGGTATGTGGGCATACCAGCGGAGCAAAAACTAGAACGTAGATTCTCTGGTTTTATATGGTAATATGTCGTAAACGGAACCAACAACCACGTGAATATTTCCTGCAAACGATATAGGAAACCAAAACCACTAACAACCAACATGAAATACAAAAGAAACGTGCATAACAAGAGAGAGACAATGGTAAGGTCCAAGAAAGAAAGTTCAACAGGAACATCAAAATAACGGTTATAAAGCTCACAAAATGAGGTCTGATCATATTGCCAATAAAATAGGAAACTCTGCGGTGGGGGACAAGAAGGAATCACCCAATCTATCACTACTCGCCAGAGTTTCTCCATATAGAAAATACCACACTGACATAACCAAATAACGGGATTAACGGTAAAAATCCAATTTGGTATGTCCAACAAGGAAACATAGAATTGCTGTGCAAACTCACGCCAGGTAAAGAAGGCATAAAGCAGAGCACGAACACTTGGAATATAGCTCCAGACAGTACTTAGACAGGAGCTAACAAAGAAAATGGCATATAAAAACCCGGCGAACAGGTATCCAGTAATTAGGATTACCCATTCAAACACCCAGGCGGCTATGCCGACCGGCCGAGTGTTAAAAACTGTTTCGGTTGCCCACACGAGCAACCCGGCTGGGTATACACCCAGCCATTGAAACACAAAA